CTCAGGGATCGAGCCGTCATACGCGCCGACGACCTTGACGGCATCGGTCAGGGCATCGATGCGCTTGGTTAGATTCTGGATCTGCCGGATCTGCGTGCGATATTGCCGATAATCGCTGACCGGAAACAAGTCCTGGTTGGCGAGCGTGGCATAGATTGGCCTTGAACACGGAAAGAACCGAGGCAACGCCAGCGGGTCGTCATTGATGACGTTCAGCGCTTCGGATTGGCCTTTGGAGACAAAGATGATCTGTCGTTCGCGGCTATCCCAAACCTCGTAAATCGAGGCGAGCCCGCCGGCTGTGTTCTCGTCATTGTCAACCGGTGTGCTGTCAGTGTCGGGCTTGTCGTCGCTGCGAACCGTGGCCGAATCATAGGCAAGACGCTCGGCCCATTCCTTCCCGTACAGCTTTGTGACTTGCTCTTTGTCGATACGGACACGGCGCCAGATCGCGCGCACATCCTCCCAACGCCGCGCATCGGTGTGGCCGAAGTCCGACCAATGCACATAGTCAACGATGCATTCCTCGTATTCGAGCATCTCCTGCGATGCGGGCGGGTTGTCGCTTTCGTCCTGCGCCAGATCGTCCAACGGCACCGACTTGATGTGCGGCACATAGCGGACCCATGGCGTTCCCCGCCCGACCAGCAAATAGTCATCGCGTGCGGCACGGATAGCCGAACCAAAGCCGTGTTCGGACAGCTGATAGGCTAGCACCCGCTCGATAACCTCAGCGGTTGTCTTGGCGGTTGCGTCGCGTTGTGCCGTTTGCCTGCGGATGACCACGGGCTTGGGCGTCTGCGCATACATGCCGGGCTTTAGGTTTTCGACGTTCGACCAAAAGATATTGTAGCGGCTTTCGCTGCCGTCTTCTTCGGGTGAGTTGGTTGTTCCACCCGTGCCGTTGGCTAACAGATAGCGGTCAACCGTATGACGCGCCCACATATGCCAGCGCGCCTTTTTCTGGCGTGCATCATAGCCGTACAGCGTGCCACTCGTGCCGATTGCGGCAATCGTGTTGACCGTGTTGCCCTTGGTGACAATGAACCACGCACCTGGCGCAATCGGGAAGTCAGTCGTGAGCGCGGTTTGTGCGCCTGCACCCCACCTGACAAACGTCACAACCGTGCCGCCGTTGTACAGATACACGTCATCGGCGTTGGTGGCCTGCGTGTTGAGCGTGACGCTGTTGCTCGCTGCCGACACCGCGATCTGGTAGTTGGCGCAGGGCGTGAACTTCATTCCCATTGTATTGTTCCTAATATGCCTGCGCGCGCTGGCGCTTGGGTTCGTTGAGGATCTCGTTGAATGTCGCGTTCTCGATTCCGCGTGGTGGGCGTGCCAGCTTCGCGGCGTTGGGATCGTCACGCCATGCAACCGCCATCATGCGGAATGCATCGCTCGCATGGCTGGTCCAATCGTGACGAGGCGTCTCACGGAACGAACGCTTGTCGGCATCCCATTCGCGTTGATAATTGCGCAGGCTATCGAGCCCTGACTCGCACTTGACCCGGTCGAAGTAGCAAAGCGGGAACATCGCCCGTGCTGCCTGGATGCCGTTCTGCACGCCGATCTCGGGAACGATCTGCCCTTTGACGTTCATCGAATGCAGCTGTTCGACAATCGAGCGACCGTTCGCCGCCAGCGTTTTCATGCGGGCATCGTGCGGGAGATAATGCTCGCCGTAAAAGTATGGCTTGTCGTGAATGACTGCGGCCAGATCGGCAACGTCGGCGCCGCTGATCGCGTAATAGTCGATGATGTGCAGCGCACCTTTGGCACGTTGGTAGAACCAGATCGCCGTGTCATCGCGCCGGCCCAGATCCCATGCGGTATGCACGGGAAACTCGGCTTGCCATTCGACATCGCAGATACGCCCGTCAGCCAGTGCGCCGGCCATCTCTTTGCCAAAGAACGCGCCCGTGATTGCCGCGTCAAAGCTGCACTCAAACTCTTGCTGGTATTCGTTCTCGGGCAACAGCGAGCGCTGCATATCCAGCTCGGCAAGTGGCAATATGCCAGTATCCGATGCACGCAGGATCTGCAGGAACCACACATGAGGATTGTCGCGTGCCAGCTTGACCAGCTCACCCAACAGGTTCTGCCAGCCGCGCGGTGTACCCGAGCAATCGAGCCATCCCTCACGGTCAGCCAATGCGGGCAGGATAACACTCGTCAGGACGCTCTGCGCAACGCCCTGCGCTTCGTCGATCACGATGCCGTCAAAGTATACGCCCCGCATCCGTTCGGCGTTCTCTGCCCCGTACAGACGGATGACAGCGCCGTTGTGTGGCAGCGTTACCGATAGCTCGGACTCGTTGACCTTGCCGCCGTGAGCAAGCAGCGGGGCTAGGTAGTGCTTGAGATATTGCCACGCGATGTCTTTGGCCTGCACGAAGAACGGTGCCAGGTATCCAAAGCGCGGGCGATCCTTCGTGCAAAGCGCGGCGGCCTTCACAAGGCGATTGATGCGGGCGACAGTCTTGCCAGCTCGGCGGTGTGCGACCGTTACCGAAAAGCGCTTGTCGTTCGCATGGTAAGGCATGAACGCATCACGCGGGGCGTAGGGGAAGTATATGTCCACTATCCGCGCCAACCAAATGTGAATGAACGGTCGGGGCTGTCGTTATCCTCCGACTTTTCCCCGTACTTTTTCGGGTTAAGCTTGCCGGTCATCCATTTGCGGGTATCGATCCGGAGGCGGGCTCTCGCAACAGCGCAGGGGCTGGTATCATCGTCTAACCTGTCATCGGCAATATCGAGGCATTCATCGAATAGCGTGTCAGCCTGATGAGAGCGAGCCTGTGTGTATTGCTGCCGAAAGTCCTCGTTTTCACGCAACCAACGAAAGATTGTGGTCTGCCCAGGCTTGTCTTTCCACGCACATATTTTGCGCAAAGACTGCCCGCTTGCAAGACTGTCGCAAATCTCTTGCGCCAGCTTTTTGTTGTAGATCGAAGGTCTGCCTGTTTGCCCCCCGGCCATCTAACTAAAAGATGCCGGCGCGCTGTGCGATGAACACCACGGCAAGCACGATGATGAGTGCTTTGATGAGGCCGTTGATTGGCTGTTGCAGCGGAATCTGATCGACTGCCCAAATCAGCAGCGCAACGAGGATCAGCACGACAATTGAGAAAATGATAATGCCCATGGGGCAAGCCATCTACGCTATAACAAAAGACCTGTGCATATGACAAAAGTCAATAATCGTAATTAAATCTAAATACGTGGCAAACAGCGAAACACGGTGCGCAATGGAATATGCAGCTCGCGAGCAATACGGGACTTATTCACAGGATTGCCCGTTGCTATTAACGCGTCACGATATGCAATAATTCGTGCGCATTGCGACGCTGGTCGTCCTATTGCCATTTTGCTTACCCCCCCCCGTTGAGTTTAATCTGTTCCGTAATGCATCAGATCATTAGCTCGCTGATCCGACAAGCGGGCGCGGTGCTTCATCACGCGCAAGGATTTCAAATAGATTTGTCTGATGCGCTCTCTCGTGACGTGATACGTTTCGCTAATGTCGTCTAATGTTTCGCCTGCAGACACGCGCATTGCGATGTCGCGCATTCTTTCATCCAATCCGTCCATCAGCTTGTTTACCGTAAGCTTGGCAAACGCGGCGCTTTCCATGCTGTCGGGCGCTGTGATCTGCAGCAGCTGTGCTTCGTCCATGTATATTTCTTGCGTGTTCTTTTCGACGGCAAGCGTTCGCTGGCGTTCGTTAAACAAATCCTCAGGGTCGCATTTTAACGCGGCGGCAATGTTTCGAACCGGGTCCCTGAACTCACCCTTCATATTTTCGGGAGCAGTTTTCATTGCTATGATTTGATTGACACTTGCGAGCGATAGCCCTGCGGACCGTGCTAATGCGGATTGGCTTTCGAACCCCATTTCACGCATTCTGCGGAGGATGCGCCCGTTTCTGACGGTGATTTTGACGGCATAATCGCTCATCGAAACAGCTTCCTTGCCAAGGTCCAACCGATGCCGCGTGCAAAGGCGTTGATGGTGATGCGGAGGAGGCGGGTCACAGCGCCGCGTCGATCATGGCTTGCCACCTCGCGCGATGCTTTTCGTTGTGCGGAATGCAATATCCCAGTTTTTGCCTTGGCTTACCCCAGCGAGGTTCTCGCTCTTCAAGCGGAATGGACTTAATGAGATTGCGCAGGCCTTTGGCTGCTGCTGAACACATTTCCTCGGTCGGTTCGCGCATTGCCTCGATGGCGGCACGGGCGAACTTCTGGCGCACGTCATAATTCCACGTTGCGCCAAACTCTTCCATGCAAGCTGCGCTCAGTGCTTCGCCGACACGTTTCACCATTTCGCTTGGGGGCTTAAAAATGCTCATCGTAGAACTCCCTCACGGCCTGTTCGAACTGCTCGATAGGAAACGTCGCGCCC